TTAGTAATACTAAACTTAAACTGTGTAGGACTAGCATAATCTAATTTTGTAGGTTGTCTGCTAAGTGAGTTTGTAACTGTCATAATACTATTTATTAGAGTCCTTATCTACTTCTTCCCAATCCTTTTCGGTGGCTAATTTTTCTAACTCTTTCTCTTTTTCAGTAAGAATCTTTTGTTTTGTTTCAACTTTTTTGATTTCTTCTTCTATAAATTCTAATTGATTTTTCTTGGTGGGCCACATAAAATACATAAGAATTGCCAAACAAGTAGCAACATAGAATATGGCAATGTATTTTTTAATCATAGTAGTATTTAGTAGAAATAAAAAAGGCGACCATAAAGATCGCCTTCTTTAATTTGTTTGTAAACAAATATTACATTAAGTTCGCAACTTGAACACGTCTGTAGTATCTGTTAGAGTTCGCTGAACCTGAATCAGTTACTGCTGTAACTGCTCCTGAAGCTGCGCCTGTTTCTGCAAACGGGTTAGCTACAAGACCATATCTAGTTTTGAAACCGATTTTTGGTTGGAACGTATCTTGGCCAACTGCTCTCACCATTTGTAGTGGAACATAAGGACAATAGAACATACCAGCGTCATAAGGTGAAGTACCTTTGTAACCAACTACGAAGTAATGCTTCGCTGTGTTGTTTGCACTGTATGGGTCTATGTACACTTTAAATCTACCATTTAATACACCAGCAAAAGTATTACCAGTATCGTCAACGTTTAGATTGTTGTTAAGTGCTGGAGCGTAATCCAAAACACCTGCCATTTGTAACGCAGAGGCAACATCTGAAGAACAGATAATCATGTTACCTTTTCCTCTTCTTGTTCTCTGTGCGATAACGTTAGCTTCTCTTTCTACTTGGAACATAAGACCTTTGAATCTCTCAACTGACCATCTTCCGTTTGAGTCTGTATCTAAATCAAAGATACCCTCAGTAGTAGTGTTTACTGTACCTGTGTTAGCAGATGCACCTTTTTCAGCATTGATGTAAACTGATCTAACAACTTCTCTGTTGATTTCCGCAAGGATCTCAGCAGATAAAATGTTTGCTAATTCAGTCTCAGCATCTAAACCGTGGATTGCTTTTAAGTCTTGAGCAAGTTCCATAGTGTATTCTGCTTTAAGAGCTCTTGATCTAGCAGTTACTGTAGATTTCTCAATTGAGAAAGCCATTTCAGCAAATGCGTTGTTTGATGAGTCTCCTAATGCTTCAGCAGTTGCTGTAGTCATACCTTCAAATTTGTTAAACGCACCTACTGGTGAGTCGTTCAAAATTGCAGGATTTGATCCAGTTTGAGCTGTGTCAGGCGTTTGACCTGCAGTTGAAGTTCCCGCAGCATTTCTGCTTGAAAACTCTGTATCTGCTTCGTCAAATAACGCTTCACCGCCAGTTGCAGAAGTATATCTACTTCTCATTGCAAAGATAAGTCCAGTTGGACCAGTCATTGGTTGTACACCAGCGATATCGTATGCGATAAGATTAGGCATTGCTCTTCTTACTAATGAAATCAAAATCGGATCCCAGTTAGAAATTGAAGCGCCTGTTGAGTTTGTAGGAGCAGCTTCGCTTAAGAAAGCTTGGTCCTCTTTCATTGCACGCTCTTGGTTTTCCAAGATTGTAGCAGTTACAGCTCGTTTGTAAGAATCACCGATTTTTGGTAAATCTGCGTGTTCTAAAACTGGCTGCCATTTTTTTTCGTGTGTTTCAGATAAATACATTTTTTTATCTCTCCTCTATTATTTTATATTATTTTGACAACTTAATGTCTTTGGTTTTAGTAATAGCGGCGGTATAAGCAGCCATGCTTTTAGATAAATCAATTGTTTCACCAACTGAATCACCTACCGCTACATCATCAATGTCAGATGACACTTCTTTCTTAGCGCCGAAATACGACTCTTTGATAGTCGAAATCTTTGCTCTGAAATCTGTTTCATTTGAATATTCAACCTCTTCAGCAAGTTTGTTGAATTTCTCCTTAGCAGTATCAGCTAAGTCCTCACTCATTTCACTTACGATTTGAGTAGCAGTCTTTTCTGAATTTGCTTTGTTAAGTTCAACATTCTTTTCGATTTCTTCATTAAGTTTCTTTTCTAATGAATCAATCTTAGAAGCTTGGTCTTCAAGTACATCATACTTTTCGTCTGGGACTGAAATATAATGTTCTTCAAATAGTTTCTTCATACCAGAAATGAAATCTTCAGCAATCTCGCCTTTGATTCCTCTTTCTAAAGCCAATTCGTTTTCTTTCATCCACTCTTCCACTACATATGCAAGGTAAGAGTCAACTTTTTCTACGAGTTCGCCTTTAGCTTTTTCTGATTCTTCTTTAAGTTTTTCTTCGTATCCAGCGTGCATTTTCTTTTTAGCTTCTTTAACTTTTGAGTTAAGAGCCGCTTCAAATATAGTTGCAGCCTTCGTTTTAAATTCTTCGGATAAATCTTCGTCCTTAACTAAAGCGTCAACATCAGCTGTGATATCAATTTTTTCGTCTTCTTCAACTACTTCAACTGCTTCTTCAGCTACTGCTTCATCTTCGTTAGTTTCTACGATTTCCTCAGAACCTTCACTTGCTTCTGTTTCTTGCTCTTCTTTAATCTTCGGCATTGCGTCAGCAGCGCCAGCTGATTTTTGTTGAGCGTCTCCAGAAACTTGCTTAGTCTTTTTTGTTGCGTCAGGATTAGAATCCGTAGGCTTCGTTACCGCTGGACCTAAATCCTCGCCCTCATTACTAAGGTGAGTAGGTTCAGCCGCCACAGCATTCTTTTTGGGAGCGTCTGCTGATGGATTAGCTTGCGCCTCTACCACTGCTTCTGCTTCTAACGCCTCAATCTTTTGTTCTGTTTCGGCCATTGAGAAATCTCCTCTATTTTTTAATTAATTAAAAAACTTTCGTTTCTAGTATTATTTATAAAACTAAAGTTTTTTAAGGAACGAATCAAAGATTTTTAGTTTAGCCTCATCTAAAGCTCTCTGTTTCGCTGTTCTTATTTCTTGTTTCCAGGCTTCTATATCCCTTTCAACAAGTACACCATTGTCCCAAACCCACTCTTTTTGTTCCATAATGCCTTCTACGAAAGCGTCTGGAGCACTTGGGTCCGCAACAATATCAGCCGCCGTTGCAAGGTAAAAGTCATCTTTTACATAGTTTGCACCGTTACGCTGTATTATTGACCCCATACCACGACTAGAAACTCCTAATTGAGCGCCTTCGTCAATAAGACCTTTTACAATCTTACCGTATGGTGTATCCATAATTTTTGCTTCTCCAATAAAATTGTTGCCGTCTGGTGTTAAAGATTGTATCATGTGTGATACTCTCTCTAAGTTTACTGTAGGACCGTCTGGATGTCCTAGTTCACCGAATGCTCTCTTTTTTTGGATGAATTCTTTATTGTATCTGTTCACTTCCTGTTCCAAAATTTCTTTTGGATACACTCTACCATTTCTATTCTTCATGTTAGATTGAAGAAAGATACCTTTGATTTTATATGACTTTTTGCCGTTAGTTTCTTCTATAAGATACTCGGCATTTTGTACTTCTTCGGAAATTAGTTTCATATGTTCTCTCTTTGTACCAACTATTTATACAAATTATTACCTAAACTCTGCAATTATTGTGTAATTATCGCCATTTGCAAAGTCTTTTGTAGATAGTAGTACATCTCCTGTTGGTGTGGTTGCGTTATTTGGTATCTCATTTCCCGCTGGTCTTAAATCCCAATAACCTTGACCAGATAATATAACCATACTAGCGTCTGTAACTCCGTCCCATAGAAGCTCTATGGCAGATTTGTTATTAGCAGTATTAACTGAATACCATATCTTACTTAATTTTCTATTTGCGTCTTCGGTCATAAAAGTCAACTCTGAAGCGTCTATCTTTTTTACCAAAGTTTCGCCTGTACCATCAGATTGATTTGTCATCTTTACAACAAATTTAACACCTGAAGTATCTGCTATTGTTTGTGTTGTTACTATGTCAGCCATTACTTATATCCCGCTTCTTTGTGTGTTTCAATTACAAGATTATACTTTGTAACTGTATCATCACTATTTAAACTTATATCTCCGATAGGGTCTTGTAGTTTTACCTCATCTGGTTTTAAACCCCAATTACCTCTACCTGATAATTCTACTTTTTTAGTATTGTCACCTTTAAAAAATACTGTGACTTTACCTGTACCTAGTATTTCATACTGCATATTTGCAATAGAAACTTTAGGTTCACTACTTGCATTATTACTACCAACTACATCAACTAATAATTGTTGAAATTCTGCACCAACACCATTTGAGTTTACAATAATCTTAAAATTAT